TACGGCCGTCGAAACTCCAGGCGACCTTGCTGAGCGGGCCATTGCACCATATTCCTGCATTCATACTTACAGCCATATCCTGTGCGCCGGCTGCTGCCGCGTCACCCAAAGCCAGCGAGATGTCACGCACCTTACCCGGCTTCAGCAGGTCGATGGCAACATACCTCTGGGACGTCAATCGTCTGTGCAGTTGGTTGAACTCCGATTGCGTCCTCGGTCTGTGTATGAATCCGACGTCGCTCTTGCTTTTATTATTTCTACCCATAGCTTATGTTGTTATTCTACTGCAAAAATACACGCACACCCCGCCAAAATCAAGGGCAGAGAATATTCATCCTCTCGGTATTATCAGGTTCTTATACCTGCCTCTCAATGCACCGCCTATCCTTGTACGCGGACTCAGGCCGTGATATTTCACGCCTATAATGAGGTCGTCAAAGGCATCTGTGATATCTGTCCTGGTGCGAGGATCTCCGCCAAGACTCTCCTCATCTGTCGCCTTGAGTTTCTCTCTTGATTTATCCTTCGAGAAAGTACCTGGCTTCAGGCCGGCATTCTCGAGGGCAGGTATCAGGTAGGTGTTCCGGTTAGGAGACTTGCAGATCCTGATTCTCGGTTTCTGGGCACCCGACATCAGGTCGGCCATCAGCTGGAACTTCACGGCATGCGCCAGGGCTGCTCCCGTATCAATGGCTGTCACCTTGAACCCAAGGTCTGTCAGCTCCTGAGTGACCACGCGGTCGAATCGGTTGTCATCACCGTTCTCAACGGCATAGGCTGTCGAAGCGCCCTGCTTGACGGTAGCCGTAAAGTACAGTATGACCTCCTTGCAGCCCCGGCGCAGGAACGGCCTGTATATCCTTGCAAAGTCCCTGCAGAGGGACCTGAGCTTTCTCTCGTTCATCACGAATATAGAGCGCTGTACCAATACGTCCTCGCCTCTCAGCTGTCCGATGACGAAGCACGACAGGTTGGCGTTAGCATCGAAGGCCAGCAGGAGCGGCTCGTCGTATGCCAGGTCCATATCGAGCTCACAGGTATCCTCGTCACCCAGTCGCCCGAGCTCATCGAGGTCCAGCTGCTCCGTCTCCACCTCCTGCATCCATCTGGTAGAGTCGAGTGCCTTGCCCTTCTTCTTAATGGTGTACTTGTCGGCCAGCATCGAATAGCTGTCGCCGTACTCCACACTGTACTCCTCCTCCAGATAGCCGTGTATCGTCTCGATATCCAGGTTACAATAGAAACCGTCCTTGGCCGCTCCCTTCTCGGCACCGAGTATCATCAGCGCATAAAGCAGCGGCGGCATCTGTCGCTGCATATCACGGAACCATGCCAGTCCGAGCATACTGAGGTTCTCGGCACTGGAGAAGTTCCAGAAGCAGGTGCTGTCGGTCCTGAGCCGGTGCAGCTGTCTGAGGAAGTTGTCGTTCTGCGCGAGTGCTACCGCAGCCTTCGGATTGTGCTTCTCGAGGTACTTGAGCTCGGCCATCATCGTCGTCAGCTGGTCGTTGACATCATAACTCTGCGTATCCTTCTCGCGCTCCCAGAGCGACTGTGCCTGCGTCAGTCCTGCATCCGACACCCACAGCTGGCTGAGCCAGTGGTTGTTGACCTTCGGGTCGGTACCGTAGCCCCACGTCTTCTTCTGCGTCTTGCGGGCCGCAGGCGGCATGAAGTCACCACGCAGCGTAGGCAGTATCTCCTCCTTCACGCGCTGCCATGGCAGGTACTTGGTCTCGTCACCGATAAGTGCCGCGAGGTTCAGACCGTTACCCGATCCACGCACTGCCATCGACAGCATCTGCCAGCAGAACCCGTTGGAGAAATGCACGATATTCTCCCAGTTACGCGGACGTGCCAGCGGGTAGTCCCAGTGCAGCTTGGCCGGTGCCTGTCCTAAGAAATAGAACTGCTCGAAGCCCAGGGAGTTGACGACCTTCAGGGCATTCGGCATCGTACGGGTATAGAGCTGCTTGGCACTGGCACCGACGAAGCCGCCCATCTGACGGGGAAGCCCGATGGTGACATCCACCATGTGGACACCGATGAACGAGGTCTTGCCGGTACCACGACCGGCACGCACATAGGTGGTACGTGAACCGAAGTTGCGCACCTCCTTCTGCCAGCGGTTCAGATAGACCTTATGCACACCATCGTGAGCATAGTCCACCGCCCCGCTCTCCTCGGGCTGCAGCTCGTCGACATCAGGCAGCATACGCGCCTCCAGACGGTCGCTGCTCACATTCGGGTTGGAACCTATTCTGCTCATAGATCACATCAGTTAAACCACCTTATCTCAGGATGTCCTGTATATCCCTTCTCCCAGACAAACCAGCCGTAGGCCGTAGCACTGCCGGGTGCCTCGTCGAAGTCGCCGTTCTTGGCGCACTTGAAGCGTGAGCGGCTGACCCATACGCGAATGGGGGGGGGTAGAATTGAAGAGCGACGCGCGACGCTTGCCCTCCAGAAACGTCAGCTTCAGGAACATGGCCACCTTACGGCCTTCGGGGATAATCTCCAGCGCCTTCTCCACGAACTCCTGCGCAAAGGCATACGGCGGGTTGGTGATGATATCACCTTCCCACTTTTTGTTGTCTGCAGACAGGAAATCAGCAACCTCGCCGAAGCCACGGTCTACAAGGTCGCGGCTTACAACGTGATACCCGTGTGCTGTAAGCACCTTGCTGATATGTCCCTCGCCACAGCTGGGCTCCAGGATATCCTTACTGAACTGCTCTATCTTGCACAGCCACTCGGTAGCTGCCGGCTCGGTGGCATAGTAGTCCTTGTCTGCGCGGTCCTTGCTGCAGTGGTTACTCGCACCTATCGTCTTGAACGTCGAAGCGTTCCCGCCTTTCCAGTCTCTTGCCATAACTCTCCTTAATAAACGACGCATGCAGGACTGTCTTTTGAACAGAACTTCTTCAAGGGACACTCAGCTTCCCTCTGAGGCGTACATACGTCTGATTTCTTTACGTTTCCCTTTCTCATTCCTCCTCGCTATTCATTTCCTCGGCACCGATGCCGCTGGCAGCCTCCATCAGGGCGACCTTGTCATCGACGGCCTTATGCTTCTCGTCGACATAAGCGCCATATTTGGCAATGATGCGCTTTGTCTCCTCGTCATCAATATTCTCCTTGGTATCGTCGACCTCACGGATATCCGTGACGACGACAGAAGGCAGGAAGGCAATCTTGTTCATGTCAGCCTGATCCGACTCCGGCTGGTTCAGGCGGTCGAGCTCCATCAGGCGCTTCGAGCCTTTGTCGAGCGCCATGACATCGTCGGTCTCCATGCCGATACGCATCATCCTGTCTGCAGCAGCGCGCACCTTGGCCTCCGAGACCTTGCGCGACGGCGGTGACACATGCTCGATGACGAACTTCATCAGTGCCTGGTCCTTCTGTGCGGCATGGCACTCCGCCGGTGCATCGGCGAACTTCCCCTTGCACAGCTGGCGGAGCATCTGGTCATAGTCCAGGAACGGGTTCTTGATCCACTGAAAGTACACATGGCTCACCCTCGCCAGGCGCTCCTTGTTCTCCTTGCGTATGTTGATGTCGCAGATAGGCACCCCGCTTTCGAAGTGCAGCAGCGACCATCTCTGTAGTTCCTGTGATAAAACCTCTCCCATAAGCCTACCATTTGATGACCGTCTTTTTCTTGTCGTTACAGATGAGCCTGTCCCACCCTATTCCGTTCAGGCGGTTGAGCCAGCCCGGGAGGAACTTCTTCTGTGAGGGGATGGCGCCACGGCGCTCAAAGAATGCCTTGCGCTCCTTCCACAGCTGCTGGAACAGTGCCTTCTGGTCAGGATAGCTGTTGATGGCCGCGATGGTCTTCGGGCCGACAACACCGTCCATGGCGACGCTCAGGATCTTCTGCGGTAGCTTGATGCCATAGGCACCCGAGTTCCAGTACCAGTCGACCACGAGGTTGGCAACGGCCTGACACTCTATCTCATCGGCCCGCCACTTATCCCAGTATACCGGCTTCATGATCTCGTAGATGGCGTCATACTCCGTGATGAGCATGACATCGCGCTCGTCGATGTCGCCATCACCATCCTTGTCATAACCGTACCTGCGCCAGGTAGCCAGCGTCACACCCTTGTTGGTGGCACCGCCCTTGTCGCCCTTCACCTTGTTGTAGCCGCCTTCCCACGAGAGGATAAACGGCGCCAGAATCTCAATCTTAGCCATAGTTATCGTCTTTTGCGTTTCTTGTCCTTATGACGGATGGCATAGATCTTCTGTGCCGTCCGCTTGTCGTGAGCCATGATAAGCTCACCCTTGATATAGAACTCCCTCTCCGAGAGGTCGACAGGATTCAGGCGGTGGTTACGCTCCTTCATGTGCCTGTCACGCATCTCCATATATCTGCGGTCTGCAGGGCTCTTGTCATGGCCCGTATCATAAAACTCGCTTGGTCTGTAAGCCCTGCTGCGCGCCATGATGCCGAACAGTGCGGCCGCTATCTTTATCTGGTTGTTCATAAGCTCTTTTTTTAGTTAAACGATTTCCACTCCGTCGTTCCAGCCGTCATCAGGCTCGTAGCCGGGACGTTCCTTGACAAACATCACACGCATACCGCCGAGGCTATGCCAGCGGAAACCATGGCTCAGCAGCTCCTTCTCGGCAGCGGGCCACGGGTCGCCGGACTCGAAGGTGGCACGCAGCCCCATCGCGTCACGCAGCTGCGACTTGTCCATCACCTCCACCCCGATATCGAACCTCGGCATGGAGAGGTAACGCTGGGCGAAGGCTTCCACAGCCGCCTGGGCGTTCTCCTTGATGGCGTCAAGGTCGGTAACGACGAACTGTCCGTCCTTCGGCTCCTTATCCTTATCCTTATTCCTGCCCATCGCATCCGATATTCTCGTACATATCCTCGTCGACGCACAGATCGAGCGGCTCGACACGCTCGAACTGTATCAGCACCGCATACCAGCCGTTCTCAAGCGGTCCGACGGTCGTGACATCCAAACCGATGTTCTCGATGTCGATCCTGGCGAAGTCGCCGTTGATACAGCTGCTGACCTGCTCCTCATGCTTCGCATAGAGCCATGTCAGGAAATTACGGGCATGGTACCATGCCTCCTCCTTGGCTATCGCGGCATCATTGCCGTCGCGCTGCTTCTCCGCCCTGACGAAGAAATAGATCGGGTAGTTACGGCTGGGTTTCGTATAAGGTCCCCCACCCTCTATACTCGATTCCATGACCACGCAAGGAGAGAACTGGTTGGCGATACCCTTGGCCATCTCCACAACGCCTTGGGTAGAGTCCGTCAGATAGAACCTGCGGTTTTGGGGTGTATCAAGCATCGGCTTATAGCACTTACACCACTGATGTACAATTCCGTGAAAAGTCATAGCGTCTACTGTTGAATGATTCTTGTCTGTACCCTGGCCAGGCTGGCCACGTCCTTGCGGAACTTATCCGCGTCTTCGAACATCTGAGCATGGAACATGTCTACCCATTGTCCCATGAAGTCTCTTTTCTGTACTGCATACATAGGCATAACTATTTAATGGTTTCCAAATCAATCTGATAGACCTCTGCGGCACGCTTAATGGCATCCGTCACCTCACCGCCGAGCTTCAGGAGCTCCTTGAAGTTCTTCTGCCACTGCTTCCTGCGCTCGGGCGTATCCTTCGTGCGTGAATCGCGCAGATACTTCTTGAGATACTCCAGGCGCTTGGCGTTCTTCTCAGCCTTCTGCTCAGCCTTCTTCTCAGCCTTCTGCTCGTCGGTCATAGGCGGACGACCGGGCTTGCGGTCCTTCTTCTCCTCATCGGCAAGGTCGTTGATGTGCGCATTGCCGAAGATGTCGACCTCCACCTTGCCATTTTCCACGAGCTTGTCCCACTCGGCATCCAGCTCCCTGTAGATGGCCTTGATCCTGTTGTCGATACTGGTGGCCGTCTTGGCCCATGTAGCCAGCTTGTCGGGATGGGCATTCGCCTCTGCCAGCATGCTCATGTTCTCACGTGCCTTGTCCAGGTCACGCAGCAGCCCCCTTACCGAGGCGGCACGCTCCTGTGTCTTCTTGGGCAGCAGGTGGACGTACTGGTCGATATGCTTGGGGCGGACGGGCTTCGGCTTCTCCGCCGTATGCTTCAGCGTCTCTTGAGTGTTCTGATGGATGTCAGCGACACGGCCATTACTCGCACTACTCCCACCTGCAGGCTTCTGTGTACCGGGCGTCTTCGTCTGGCTGGAGGTGCCCTGCTCCTGGGCGACAGCACTGAGCAGCTTCACGATACGCTTGATACCTCTGGCACCCGACTTCACATAGAGCATGTCAGGCAGCCATGTGTTCTCCTTGCCTGTCAGCGCCGTCATCAGGCGCACACCCTCCGTCCATGCCTGGCACTCGCTGTCGTTCCAGCCGACACTCATCTGTATGGCGTTCTGGAATGCAGCGGACGGATCGTTCACCTTACCTGCCAGCAGCCTGGCTTTCTTCCCAAGCCACTCCCCTACCCTTTCAAGGTAGTCCTGCTTCTCCGAAACCGACATCGTGTCGATTCGCTTGAGATACTCGTTAATCTGGATCTTCTGTATCATAACTTAACCTTATGGAAATAATTAGACTCCGCTTTTTGAAGACTTCATATTGTCTTTTAGGCGCAAGATACATATAATGAAATTCCAAATCAAGGGCAGCATATCAGACTCCCTAAAGTTAAGATTGCTTAAATAATCATTTAATTATTTGCTTATTTGCTTAAATAAGCGTATATTTGCACCAAAGTTACAACGTTTTTAAATATTGCGAATATCATGTCTAAGAAAACCAAGACACATCAGCTGCGTCATATCGTAGCCGTGTCAAACAACAAGGGAGGTGCTGGAAAGACCTCTACAGTATTGAACCTCGCTTCGGCCATTGCCCGTCGCATTGAAGGTTATCGTGTTCTTGTTATCGACTGCGACCCGCAGCGTAACCTCTCCTATTTCCTCGGCTGGGATGACAAGTGTGAGCTTGACGGTTCGCCAACCATCTACACGGCACTATGTAACGAGCAGCAAGGATTACCCGTATATAAGGCTGAGAACGGCCTGTATTTCACGCCTGCATCTGTAAAGCTCAACGGCATCGACGCCATTCTCTCGATGCGTCCGGACCCCAACGATCTGCTGAGTCTTGTTCTTAAACGCAAGGTTGACGACCATACGGGAGAACTTTCCCCCACCACGGGCGAAGATACTACGGATATCCAGACGATGTTCGACTTCATATTCATCGACACACAGCCGGCTATGTCACGCATGACCTACAACGCCTTCTATGCAGCCGACGGCTACATCATTCCGACAGAGCTTGAGGAAGCCAGTGTCAAGGGTATGGCCAATATTGCGGTCGCTGCTGGTAACGTCGATCGCGGACAAGGCCGCTTGAAGTGTCAGGGTATCCTGATTACCAAGATAGACGCGCAACTGCGTTCTACCAAATACTACGAGCCTAAGATTCGTGAGATGTTCAACGAGACATTCAAGACTTCCATCAGACGCAGTAAGGATGTGACAGAGAGCCAGGCCATGCGTGAGGACGTGTTCTCTACATACGGCAGCGGACGCGCCGCAGAGGACTATACGGCACTGGCCGCAGAGTATCTGAAGAAGTATGCTTAATTAAGTATTTAAGCAATTAAGCATATAAGTAGATAAGCGATTAAGTATTTAAGCTTATGAGCAGGTACTTAAATAAGCAGATAAGCATTTAAGGAAATAAGCTATAAATTTAATAAGCATTTAAGCAATTAATTAAATAAGCAGATATTATGGCAAAAGACAAATTTAAACAGATGCAGAGGGGGAGTGGTAGTTCATTCCAGGATACATTGGTACAGGCCGCTACCACCGTTGCAGCCATTGAGCAT